TCCTGGCGCGGCTTGCGCGGCTTGCGGTTCTCGAGCGCCCCCTCGAGGTGGGAGACCGCCCCGAAGATGATGGCCTCGACCACGGCATCGCCGTCACTCAGGTCTGAGTGGTTGGGGGTGGCGATGGTGTCCGTTATCTTGGCGGCGTAGTCCACGTTCACCGTGTTGGAGGCGTGGTACATGCCGCCGGGGAACCGCAGTCCCACGCCCGAGGTGACGAGGCTCGTGGTCATGTTGCGTCGGAACCAGACCGGGTAGGCGCTGTGGCGTCCCCCGTAGCGCCCTTCCTTGGCGTCGCTGGTCCCGTAGAGCTGCCGCACGTTGATGAGGCCCCGCGCCTCGGCAGCGAGGTCGTACCACGTCGTCGTGGACAGCGGCGTGATGGTGTCGGCCACCTTCTTCCAGGCCTTCGGCCAGAGCTGGTCCTGGATGACGGACTCGATGGCGTTGACGATTTCGTTGTACCGATAGCGGGGGTTCTTCAGGCCACGCTTGGTGGTGTGCGCGGCCCCGGTGGAGCCGTCGTAGGAGCGGGTTGCCGTGATGGTTCCCGTGGTCTCGGAGATGGTCAGCCACGTGTCGCCGTCCTCGATGAACTCCCCGATGTCTCCCTTCACCCAGTAGCCCGTGGTGGCCCCCGTGATGGTCGAGGAGGCAGAGGCGGCCGTGAGGGCGGAATCCTCCCAGGGGCGGTCCCCGAGTTCCCACCGGACACGCTGGACGAGTGTGGCCTGACTCAGGCTCATGGGGTCTCCTTCACCATGTCTCGGTACGCCGCCAGCACGGTGGGGCGGTGAGCGAAGCGGTAGTCGCGGGTTGCATCCTTGGTGACGGCCTCGTGGAAGTACATGAGCGCCCGAACCTCGGGCGCGGCGTCAAGGATGGAGTGCAGGCGGACGAACTCAGCAGCCTGCGCCGACTCGGGTACGACCGTCGTGTTGATGGCCGAGAGCACGCCTACCTCGCAGATGGCGAGCGGCAACCCGTGACTGCGGGCGAACGCGACGGGGCTCTCGAAGATGAGGTCAAAGCCACGGCTGTTCCACGGGTACGCCCGCAAGTAGCCGTCCACACCTATCTCGACGTAGGGCAGGGTGGGGTCAATCCAGGCGTCCGCGTTCGTACGGTACGTTGCCGCCATGAGGACCGGGGCCATCGGGAGCCGGCCGGCGACGAGGGCGACGGCCTCAGCCTGCTCGACGCGGAACAGCGTCGGGCTGATGCTGTCGTTCTCAGGCTCGTGGTGAACGATGAGCACGAGGTTGTCCGCGCCTCCGTACGTGTCAGCAACGGCCTCAGCCTGCGCCGGGGTCCGCACCGACAGGTAGACCCGCCGTCCTTCGGCGAGGTATCCGTCCACGTCGGTCCACGGGGCATTCGCGTCCGTCTTGAACACGCGGATGGCCGAGCGTGCCGTAGGTACGACCCCTTCGAGTTCCGTCCCGCCCTCGTTGCGGCCGAACCACACCGCCGGGGACGCAAGTGCGGTCCGGCAGTCCTCCAGCGCCTGAGTGAGCGCGTCGAACTCCGTGTTGAGCGCGGCGATATCCGCATCCCGGTCGGCCACCTGCGAGGCGAGGTGCGTGTTCTCCTGTAGCAGCCCGTCCACGCTCAGCGCGAGGGTTCGGAGGTCATCGGCGATGGTCACCTGGTTGTCCTTTCACCTGAGCCACAAAGCGACGGATGAGAACGACGGGTCTATCGCCGCGTTGCCGGCCTGTCCCTGGACCATGAACGTGCAGTTGTCCACCTTCGCGCCGGAAGGCAGCGCCATCCAGCCGGTGTCCTTCCAGCCGGTGCCGACCAGGGACACGTCGCCGCCGATGGTCACGAAGTTCGAGTCGTCTGTTGCGTACTGCACGCGCACGACGGAGCCTGCAACCCCCGCCACTATCTGTCGCCAGCGCAGGCGCACCTCGCGGGAGAGCGCGCAGTCGGCGATGATGCGGCGCTGAGCGTTACCGAAGAACTCCGTAGCGGCTACGGGCATGTTCGTCCAGATGGCCGCAGGTCCGGCGTTCAACATGAACACGGTGGGGTCGGGTGAGCCGGAAGTACCCATCAGGCAATCCTCTTGGCGACGATGACGCTATCGGCCTGGATGGTGGTCGCGGTGGCGTCCGAGACCACCTGTGCCGCTTGCAACTGGATGGTCCCCGCCGTCGCACCGTTGCGGGCGATGCCCGCGATGCGCAGAAGCCCGAATGTAGCGACCCCAGCGGTAGCGAATCCCCGTGTGCCCGTGGTCTCCTGTCCCCAGGAGACGGACGATGCGGTGGTGTTGGCTGCCGCGAGAGCAGCTCCGACTGATGCGCCCCACTTGATGGTGACACCAGCGGGTCCGGTGAAACCTATCTGGATGTCCCCCGTCGTCGCACCGGCAACCCACAGCAATAGGTCGAACACCCAGACATCGTTCGAGCCGATGGCGAAGCCTAGTGTGGTGACATCATCCACGATGGCATCGGAGGTCCACGTCTGGTCGGCCGCCTTGCGAGCCATGATTTCCCATGTCTCCAAGACGTAGCCAGTGTGCGGGTCCCCTGCAGCGACGTGGGCCGTTGTCGGGTCCGCCATCATCGCGTGCTTGTGGTCGCCGCGCGTGAAGGTGTCACCCGTCCCGACGGCAGCAGCATCACCGAACGCCTGTGTGGAGGGCGTGGCGGAGGCAACCCACTTCAAGCCGTTGGCGACCGCAGCATCGGCCATGAGGATGGTGTCGTCGGCTCCGACGGTGAGCTTGGTAGCCGTGTCGGCCCCGGTTCCTGCGGCAAGGTCCCCCTTCGCATCCCAGATGACATCCGTGGCAACCGCCCCACCCCCGCCACCGGCAGCCCACTTCACCCCTCCCGCAGATGCAGCATCGGCGGTCAGAACCTGGCCGTCCGTGCCGACCCCAAGGCGGGCGGGCGTCGAGGCAGCGGTAGCCGCCACGATGTCGCCCTTGGTCGTGAAGACCGACTCCTTGAGGTAGTCGGCGTGCGGGTCCGCTGCGCCCGCGTGCGTCGAGTCGGCGGAGGCGTAGTCGGTAGCGAGTTCGTCGATGGCGGCCTGAACTGTCGTAGCGGCAACCGAACCGGCCGGAGTGTTGGCGATAGCGGTCGCTGCGTGGGCACCGACCGCATCGGCTTCGTGCGCCTGCTCGGCGTCCAGGACCTCGGCCAACGCAGCCTCTACGTCAGTCGCGGTGTACTGGGTGGCGGCGTCGAGGATGGAGATGGCAGAGGCATCGTGGGCGTCGGTAGCGTCCGCGAGATGGTCGGCGATGCCGTTGTCGAGTTCTTCGAGCACCGCTTGAACGTCCGTGCCGACACCGACCAACGTGGTCGAGTCCGCCGAGACTGCCGAGGCGGCATGGGCGGCACTTGCGTCCGCGATGTGGTTGTCGGCCGCAGCCTGGGCGGTGACGATGGCGTTGTCGAACTCCTCGTCCACCGCCTGCTGGTCCGTCCCGGTTCCAACGAGCGTCGTCGAATCGACGGAGACAGCCGAGGCTGCGTGGGCAGCAGAGGCATCGGCGATATGGTCGCTGCCCGCCGCTGCGTGGGTGCCGCCTGCGTGGGTTGTGTCCACTGTCGGCGAGGCCCAGGTTCCCCCAAGTTCGCCGCCGGGTGTGGAGCCGACGACTATCTCCGCAGACAGCGACCCGTTGGCCGTGCCCACGAGATAGTCGGCGTTCGAGGGGGCACCCCCAGCCGTGGACTCTACGGCGATGTCCCAGTAGGCCCCCTCGGTCTCGGTGAAGGTGAGTTGGATGCCCGTGCCGGCCGTGAAGGTCGTGCTCTGATTGGAGGGCAGGTCAGCCACGGCCCACCTCCTCGATGCGCTTGGCAAGCATCTGGTCCGTGCGGACGCTCTTGGCCGTGGCCTGTAGGCGTTCGGCGCGTTCGTGCGCGGTATCGTGCGCGACCTCATCGACACGACGGCGAAGCGCAGCTAGTTCATCGAGGAGCAGGCTCTCGCTGGTCCCCACGGCCGCGAGCACGTCGTCGAGGCGGCTGAGCTTGCCCACGAGGTCATCCGCGCGGAGCAGGAACCCGTCTGCCCGCAGCAGGCGCTCCTCGAGACCGACGGCTCGCTGCTCGGCCCCGGCGATGACCTCCACGTTGCGGTCCTGCGCCCGTTCGACCTGTGAGACACGGTGCTTGAGTTCCGTTTCGACCGCATCTACACGGTCGAGCGCATGACGCAAGCGCAGGGCAAGCAGCTCGGTCTCGTCCTGAAGGTCGGCCAGGCGGTCCCCCACGGCCCCGGCCTCCCGATGGCGGGCCTCCACCTTGGGGAGCAGGGCCACCACGTCGTCCAGCCGGCCGAGGCGCTGCGTGACCCCCTCCGCCTGCTCCGAGAGCCGGGTGCGGAGCTTGTTCGCCGCGCTTACCTCACCGGCCAGGCGGTGCTCAAGGGCCTCTTGAGATTCGGGTCGTTGGGTGAGGCGTTCCACGAGGGGGCGGGAGGCGGGCGTGTGCCGCCAGGGGCCGTCATCCCGCCGCTCGAGCTGGCAGGACTCATGCTCCGGACACTTGCGCAGAACGACCGTAGCCCCCACCAGCCACCTACTTGAAGTAGACCGTGATGGTGGCCGCGTAGTCCTCGTCGTCCGAGGTGCCGTCGGTCGTGTACTTGTAGACCAACCAGGGCGGGAGCAAGGACTGGATGCCGTAGCGGTCCGACGCCGTTGCCGAGCCCGTTGTGTCCAACGCGATGGCCGGGCCAACATCGATGGTCGTGGTCGTGGCCGTGGCAGCGGTCTTCTGTGTGATGCCCGCCCACCCGGCCAACAGGTAGATGTAGCCGTCATCCGGCGGCTGGCCCGCAGCGACCGCCACATCAGCCCCGTAGAGCGCGAAGTCTAGCAGCGGCGAGGTCCCGGTCATCGTCAGGTTCCCGATGACTAGCGTGCAGTCCTTCGCCCAGGGCGGGACTGCGATGGCCTTGGTGACGGCCGTGCTGTTCGCCACTTGGTTGGTGATGGCGATGGTCTCGCAGAGCTTGTAACTCTGACCGCCCATGCTGATGGTGGTGATGGCTGCCATGTCTCTCTCTCTTCCCCGGGCCTCTTCCAGCCCGATCTACTGGCGCACCAAGTGTTTCGTCCGTGTCTAGGGCGCTCTTACAGGTCCACCCCGAGGATGCGATTCTTGATGTGGCCCACGAAGCAATCGGTGTCCACGTAGACGCGGAACCCGTGCTCCTGGGCGCGCAGGCAGAACCCGGAGTCCTCGTTCAAGAGCTGACCGGCCGGGCCGAGCTTGTCCTGGGTGAACCACGACCCCGCCCGGCCTCGGTAGTCCTCGGGGTGGTCCATCTTCTCGTAGACATCCCGGTGGGCGAGCAGGAACCCAGCCCCGCACCCGTCCACGTCCAGTACCTCGTGTTCCTCCCACTCGGTCACGGCGACGCCGTGGCCGGTCTCGTCCCAGCGGTGCATGGCGGGGCGGGGCGGGCGCTCGTTGGCGAAGTAGACGCCGCTCACTATCTGCCGCCCCTCGGCGGTCTCCAGCAGGCGGTCGTAGTTCTCGACGGAGAAGAACATGTCGGTGTCCACCTGGAGGAACCAGTCGTCGGTCGAGTTCTGGAGGAACTTCTGCACCAGGAGGTTCCGTCCCCGGTCGAGCGAGCCCCCACCGGATTCCACGTACAGCGTCTCCAGGCCCGGCCGACGAGCGGCGTTCACCCCGGTCAGGCAACGCACGAACCGGGCATCCATCGTTGCGTCGTGAATCATGCCGATGGCGACCTTGCTCATGGGAGTGTCCGGTCGTGAATCCGATGGACCTGAACTTGGACGTTCCAGCGCCGACCCTGGATGAGACGGATATCCCAATACCGAGCAACCCGGTCCTTCTCATACTCATGCCTTCTGAGTTTGTATCGCCGTTGCCTCTTCATCTCAGTCACTCGGCGCGGTTCGGGTAACCTTCTTGTACTCGGACGCTTCGTATTTCGCCCCGGCATCGGCGAGGAAGTGCTGGGCCACCGCTCGCACGTCCTCGGCCGTGATACCCCGAGCCTGCCCGTCCTTCCAGTCCTCCCCCACGATGGCGCGGATGCGCTCGTCCGAGAGGCCGGGGACCGTCCCCGTGCGCTTGCAGTCGTCGATGAACTTGAGCATGAGACTGTCAACCCTCTGCTGGGGCGTGCGTCGGCGGATGGGGTCCTTCGGCCACGGGTCCTCGTCCCATGTCGCCACGAAGCCACGGGCGGGGGCTCCGGGGTCCCCCGCCCATCCGTGGCCTCCACCAGCCTGCCGCCAGGGTACGAACGACACCCCGCCGTCGGCGTCATAGCGCATGACGTGCCCCGGCATCGTGAAGCCGGGGTTCAACTCACGCAGACGCGCTATCTCGGCTTTGGTGTAGCGGCGGTTGGCGACCGGGGCAATCACTTGCTCGACTGGATGTTGGCGAACATCGCGGCCTCGAGCAACTGCTTCGCGCGCTTCTGCCGAATCTCCTGCTCGTGTCCCAGGTCGAGGTCCTTCCCCGGTATCTGCGTAATCAGCATCGACTGGGCGTCAGCCGCGCAGAGCGTGGCGTGCTCCTGCCCGCAGTAGAAGCCGATGTTGGACGTGACCGTGACCGGCTTCTGGCAGTTGCGGAACTGACAGACCTCCGCGTACCCGATGTCCGTCAGGCGCTTGAAGCCCTTGCGCTCCATGGCGTGGCGAGCCCCACGCCCGCTGTTCACGCGGATGTGTGCAGCCACCTGGGCGACGTTCGGGTACTTGGTCTCGTGGCGCACGGTGCGCTCGCCGACCTTGACCTGCTCCCCGGTGGCCTCGTCGAGTTCGAACTTGTCGGACCTGGAGTACCAGACCCGCGTGGTGAAGTACGGGTCGTGACCTTGCTCCTCACAGTGTTCCCACCAGCCGACGCCGAGCTTCTGGCAGTTCTGCCGGTTCGGGTCCACCTCGCGCTTGGGGACGATGCGCCCCTCGGGTGTGACCTCCATCTCTATCTTCGAGTTCGGGCAGATGGGCCTTGCGAGCTTCACCATCCGAATCGCGGCGTTCGGCCGTACACCCTGGCTGAAGCCGGGGATGGCCTTGAGGTTCTTCTTGTCGGTCATCTTCCTCTCCTACTCTTGACCGGAGGCGGTCCTTACGTGGGCCAGCAACCGCTGGCGTGACCTTCCTTCTTCAGGCACCTTCCGTTTGGGCAGAGCCCCCTGACCGTCTGCAACGACACGGCCAGGGAGCCCCACGTAGACCTGGGCCGCTCGGAGCGCGGCGTCAGAGGCCGGGCCATCTCCCGGACCTCATCCGTCCCGCTGTCGAGCCGTCCTTGCTTCAGGTAGTTCACGCAGCCACCGCTCCGAAGACGTAGTCCACTTCCCACTCCACGGCCGTGGTCGTGGTGGACGCAGCGGAGAAGATGGGGCAGTACAGCTCGTTGGCCGTGATGGCCGTGGCCTGGGTGCCCGTCCGCTTCAGGATGGCGCTGCGGTTGATGGCGGTGGTAGCCGTGTCCTCGATTCCGTAGTAGTAGACGTTCCCGGCGGAGTCCACCTCGACCCGGAGCTTGATGTAGTTGTCCACCGCAACCGTCTCCAAGGAACTCCCGTCGGCGGCCACACACAGGACGGCGGTGCCAACCACCGTTGCCTTGACGGCGCCCATGTAGAAGCCGTCGGCATCGGTAGCCAGCGAGGAGAAGACGAACCCCGCACCGTCCCCGGTGCCCGACCCGTCAACCAGCGTGGTGCCGGTGACGATGGACAGCGTGCCGTCGGCTGTGGCCGTGGTCAGCGCGGTGCCGAACCCGGCGAAGTACATCCGGGCAGTAAGCGCGGTCGGGATGACGAACCCGAACTCGGAGACCATCATGCCCTTGCCGGCCCGGCTCGGGTTCATCCAGAGAACGCCACCAAGGGCGACCTCATCGATTTCGCCGTCCACGTTGTCCACGGAACCGGCCACCCACCCACCGTGACCGACCGGCAGCGGACCAGCGGACCCGGAGAGGGCTGCGGACGTGGTTGGCGTACCGGACTGATTGATGGTCGCAAGCCCTGCGGTCGCAAGCGGCCCCACGAAGTCCTCCATCAGGGCGATGGAGCCGGATGTGGGGTCAATCCACGAGGCCCCCTTGAAGTTGATGCGCTTGTCCTGGTATTCGATGCCCTTGATGCCCCGGTCGTTGATGCTTCCGGTGACGAGTGCCATGTTGCACGTTCCTTCCTTGTGGCCCCTTGATTACGGGGGCGTGCCTCCCCTTGATGACGGGGGAGTCGGGGGGGCTCAGGCGATGCGTTCCAGGCGTGTCTTGAGACGATGGCAATTCGCACACAGGGTTGCCAGGTTGTCGGGATTGTTGTTGGCGTGGTTCCCATCTTTGTGGTCCACGTCCAACTGGCACGGGTCCTCAGCCTGAAAGTCGCACCGCTCGCACACGGAACCACGAAACATTAGGTACGGCTTTCGGCGGAGGGCACGTGTCACATTGCGCCCCCGATGCCGATGACACCTAGTGTGGCGAATGCCACTGCCCTTAGACTCACCGAGGTTCGAACACCCCGGCTCCTGGCACAACATCCCTAGGCCCCCCCACTTCCCTCCTTACGCGGCCGACTTGACGGTCTGGCCACGGGTGTCGCTGATTTCGCACAGGCCGTACGCCATCGTTCCGACGAACTCCAGCGAGCGGTATGAGGCGTCCCGCTGGGTCTCCAGCCGGGAGTCCCACACGATGTAGCCACCGATGGTGTCCTCGGAGTTGAAGACCGCGCCGCCGACCAGACCGGAGGTCGTGACGACGAGCGAGGTCTGCCAGATGGGAACGCCCATGTACGTACCGAAGAAACCGGAGTCACCGAACGGGCGAACGAGGTCGTCGTTCTTCCCGGCCTGCCAGACGGCAGTGGTGGATGCGATTTCCTGACGGAGTTCGCCGGTCTGCTTCGGGTCGTAGTAGGCGACGTACGGAGCAGGGATGTCCCGCACCTCGAGCGCCGACACGGCGGCCAGGTGGTCGCTTGGGGTCAGCGTCGATGCGGCGGTCGTGATGCCGTCGAAGTCGTCCATCAGGGCCGCGAGGTCCGTTTCCCACTTCTCCGCGACCGAACGAGCGACGATGCCACCCACCTCTGCATAGAGGTTGGAGGGGTGCGTCTCACGGATGAGGTCCGTGACATCCACCCGAAGACCAACCTCGGCGGCGGTCGCCGACACCTGCGTGTCGGACAGCGCCGTGCTGGAGATTTCGGACAGGTCATCCGTCGGAGCAGCAGCCGAGCCGGGGTCGCCCCACAGCGGGAACGACCTGACGGTTGACGGCCCCTTCGCGCCGAAGCGAACGAACTGGCGGCTCGTCAGGGCGGGACGCAACTCCCGCACCATGCGTGACTCGACGAGTTCCGCGAATACGGAGTCATCGAGGGCAGCTTTGCCTGTTGCAGCCATAGGTCGTGCCTTTCGTCTTAGCGGTCACGCCCCGCGAAGACGGAACCTCCGGGGGCCTGCTCCTTCTGCACCCGGCCGGCCTTGTAGACCTGCATCGCCTTGGTGGGGTCGGTCAGCATGAGCTGGTCGAACTCCTCGGCGGTGTAGACCTTGGCTCCGGGGGTGGCTCCCCCCGACACGACGGTTGGCGTGAACCCAGCCTCTTCTGGGGGCGGCGGCGCTTCGGCCTCGCCCTCCTCCGCCTTGATGAAGTCCTCCGCGAGCGCCCACTCCTTGATGGCCTCGGGCGTCGGTTCGGAATCGGCGGGATAGAACTTCGCGTGCTTCGGATTCAGGCCAACGCCCTTGAACGCCTCCGCGACGGAGGTGACTCGCTGGACCTTCTCCTGCTCCACCTTGAACACGCGCAGTTCCTCAAGCTCCTTCTTTGAAGCCTTCAGTTCCTTGCGCATCTGGGCGAACGCTGAAGCACTCTTGTTCTCGGTAGTGGATTCCTCGTCCTCGTCGTCATCGAGGAAGGAAGTGCTCATGTCGTCTGACATGGAAGTTGACCTCCTGATTGCCGCAGGGCCGGGGCGTGTGGATACACGCCGGTTCTGCAAGGAGGGCACTGCGGCCACGGAGGCCCAGGCAAGGGTTCCTTGCGCGTCTACAGCATGGAATCCCTGTCAAGGGCGCAGTGCGTTAGCGGCTCTGGGGCAACTCCTCCGCTTGCTGAGCGGCAGCGGCGAGGAAGTCCTCCTGCGCACGGGGCTCGAAGAACGCCTCCTGCGTGGCCTTGACCCGCTCGGCCCTGGCTGCAAGCTTGGCCGCGTTCGGCCCGCCGAGCTGCATGGACAGGATGTCCTTGACCTCGAGCCCGTAGCGACGGAGGTAGCGCAGGTCGAAGGACCGGATGTTCTTGCCAATCTCGGCGAAGTCCATCCCCTTCAGCGACTCGATGTCGAAGCCAGGCGACAGCGCCTCAACCGACTTGATGATGGAGAGCAGGTTGTTGCGGCTCAGTTCGTAGCCGTCCGGTGACGCGGCTTCGCCCTTGGCCTTCTCGACGACATCGATGCCGGCCACCTTCTCGAGCGCGGTCGTGATGTAGGCGCGCTGCCAGATGGTCTCCCACTTCTTCGAACCGACCCCCATGATGAGGTCGGCGATGCCCTTCTTGGTCAGCCGCTCGTTCTCGCCCAACTCGCCGACCTGTTGCAGCTCGAACTCGAACTGCTTCCACATGGGGCCGTACTGCTCGATGGCCCCCAGCGCATCGACGCGGGCGCTGAACTCCTCGAAGCTCACGCCGCGCTTCAGCACCTTGGCGAAGTCCTGCCGGCTGAGCTGCATCCCGACGTCCTGGGCACGCGCCTTGAACTGCGCGTACTCCGCGAGGTACTGGCCCTCGGTCATGCCGGTCTTCCACTGAAGCCCCACGAACCTCTCGCGGTACTCGGGTGTCTGCCGCAAGTGGTCGAGGAACTGGCTCGTGGACCAGCGCCCCCTGACGGCACGCTCGATGAGGTTCAGGAGGTTCTTCGAGGCGCGGAGCCCCCATCGCCGCAGGGTCTCCCGGAACCCATAGAACATCGCCTCCAGCGCACGCTGCTCGGCCTCGGACGGCCCTGATGGGGCGGTGCTGGTCGAGGTCCCGGTGGACGTGGTTGACCCCGTGTCGCCTCCCCCTCCACCGAAGACCGACCCCCAGTCGATAGGCATGGCTTACCCCTCGTCCTGCGGGAACAGCAACTCATCCTCGAAGAAGGAGTTGCCGGTGTCTGTCCGGGTGGCGGTCTCGCGGGCTTGGCGTGCGGCGAGCATCTGCTGGAGCGAGGTGGATGCGGTCTGGAGTTCCGGCGTGCCCACCGTGTCGAAGTCGAACCCGCCGGCGAAGCTCGGGCCCGCCTCCGGGGTAGCGGTCGTCTCCGAGGTACGCCCTGTGTACTCGGGCACGGCCATCCTAATCTCCCGGTTCTTCGTCACCCATTCCGCCCACCGCTCCTGGTCTTGCGCGATGTAGGAGGAGTACGTGCCCCCACCGGGCAGGTTCCATGTGTTCGCCTCGACGAACTGCTGGAAGGCCACGTCCGCGTCGTACCCACTGCGCATCTGTAGCAGCGCCAGTTCCTCATCTGAGAGGTATGAACCCGAATCGGTCTGCCCCGTCGTCAGGTTCACGCTCCCGCCGTCCTTCGTCTTGGCGACGAGGGCCGTGTTGTAGGCGTTGTTCGTTAGGCCGAAGCGGTTGTAGGCGACCTGCATGAGGGCCAGGTTCTCCTTGGTTAGGCCCCCTCCCCCCGCGTTCTTCTGGTAGGTCTTCATGACCTTGGCCTCAAGCTTCTCCAGGATGGCCTTCTGCTTGGGCGTCAGCTTCTTGCGCTCCTCTTCCGTGAGCTTCTTCCCCGAAACGCTCTCGACGAAGGCTTGGAGGTCCCCCATGATGCTTGGGTCAAGGACCGTGAGCGAGTTCGTCTCCGGGTCGATGTAGAGACCCGCCTCCTCGAGCTTGTTGATGAACGCCTGGGGGATGTCCTGGCCCGCAACGTCCTTGCCAAGCTGATTCTCGTCCGTCCTCCCCGGCCCTTCGTAGCCCTCCTTGCCGACGTTCAGACGACGGCCCTTGTTGGGCACGAGCTTGCCCGCCGCGTTGTAGTGGAAGCCGGGCGGGGCAGCGCGCCCACCGGGGGCATCCTCTCCGGCGCGCGACGGCTCATCGGGGCCGGTGGTGTTCGTGGCCATGTCTTACCTCCTGTCCAGGTAGAACGAGTTTGATGTGCTCCATACGTCGAAGAACAGCGTCTCAACTATCTCTTGGTCGGCAAGGGGCGAGCCCTTGTCTCCCAGTGCCACCTGAAGGTCGCTCATCAGGTCATCGAACCCCGCGTCGTTCCCGCGCACCTTCGTGACCATGTTGACGAACCACGTCCGCCCCTGCTCGGCGAGCGCAGATGAGCCGCCGGGGACGTAATCCTGCGACTCGATGTAGTTCCGCAGGGAGGTGGCGAGGCGCGTAACGTGCTTCCACGAGGCCGATGTCTCCGAGAGGTTCAGCGCCAGGTCCACCCGCTGGTATTCGGCCATGTTGGCCTGCTTCCAGAAGGCGCTCAGCCCGCGCTCGTCTGCGATTTCGGCGAACGCCGCGTCGAGCTTCGCACGCGCATCCTTGATGGCCGTCGAGGCGTAGGACAGGTCGTGCTGCACCACGTACTTCTCGAACTTGCGGTTGGCGCGGTCCACCATCGCCACGAAGTCCGATGCCTTGTCCTGCTTGTCCTCGGGGATGTCGTAGCCGACCTGCTCCCGCTGGAACTGCGAGAGGAACCCGGCCGGCAGGTTGGCCCACGCCGCGACCTGATGCGTCCGCTCCTCGGGCGTGAGCGCGATGAAGCCATACTCCTCCGGTGAGACGAACTCGCCCCACTCGGGATGCTTGGGGTCGGTCCAGCCGTGGTAGTAGGCGTTGCGCACCGCGTTCATCTGGGCGTAGATGGGACCCTGGTTCCTCGGCTCCGTGGCATCGAGCGTGTCGGCCAGCGCGTGCAGCTCGTCGTAGTAGGGGGTGTTGACCGTGGAGAACCACCAGTCCACGCCCTTGCCTATCTCGCCCTTGGGGGGGCCGAGCGCCGCGTACGCCTGGTCCCGGAGCTTGTAGTAGTCATCCGTGCTCGGCTCGTTGGGCGTGAGCGACAGCGAGAACTCCCGCATCAGCCCGGTGAGGTCAAGGAGCCGCTGCTGCTCCAGCGTGAGGTCGGTGGCCTCCCCCTCGTGGATGGCTTTGAGGTCGAAGTAGTCATCGAGCATCGTGGCGAAGCCCTTGGTCTGGTCGGGCAGCAGCCAGTTCTCCCGTACCTCGGAGGCGTCGAGGAACACCTGCCACTTCGCCTTCTCCTGGGCGACCTCTTCCTTGCCGGCAAAGTTGACCAGCCAATCGGCCGCGACCGGGCCGGCCTCCTCGAAGATGGCGTCGATGCGCGACTGGAAGATGGAGTAGCTGTTCATGCCCGAGGCGAACACGGCCCAGTCCGTAGCGTTGCGGACCTTGACCTCCCCGTTCTTGACCGCCTGCATCCACTCCTCCAGGTTCTCCTCGGGCTTCACGATGCCCGGTCGGAAGTCCTGGGTCTTGCCGGTCATGTACGCGCCCAACTGGGGGTACTCGGCCAGGATGGCGTCGAGCAGGGCGGACTTGAACTCGCCTCCCCCCGCCTTGTCGGGGATGGCGTTCAGCATCGTCCAGACGGCGCTCATCTGCTGCTTGGCCTCATCGGACGAGGCGACGGAGAACGGCAAGACGGCGCTCATGACGGAGCGGAGCAGGTAGAACCGCTGCGCGTACCGCTCTCCACGGTTCAGCAGGTCCAGCTTCCACTGGCGGTCGGCTTCCGCGTAGGCTTGCATCTCGTCGGTGGTGAGTTCCCCATCGCCGTCGGCATCGAACTCCACGTAGCTCGGGGCGGGTGTCTCGCTGGCGGCGATGCGCATACCATCGACCACGGCCCAGGTCCGCGTTGCCTCGTGCATCTCGCGGGTCGTGGCGGTCATCCACGGAGCGACGAACCCGAACGCCTCGAGTGCGCGGTCGATGGACGTGGGACCCTGCGATGCGTCCGTGCCGTAGAGCGTCAGCCAGTTCTCGGCGGCGTCGAGTTCCCCGCCGAAGAGGTCGTTCATGGCACCGAGGACGAACGTAGCGGGACCGCCGAGCGTCGGCAGAAGCCCCTGGAGGCGCTTGTACCAGGGCAGCGGGTTGCCTTCCTCGTCCTTGTCCATGACCCCGATGGGGGTCGGCAGCACGCCCGCGAACGTGTCGGCCGGAGCCCTCGAATCGAACTCGACGTTGGCTCCGGTGAACGCGGAGATGATGCCGCCCAGGCCGGGGATGGGCACATACATCTTGCCCCGCTCATCCCGGCGGATGAGACCCATGTTGGAGAAGAAGTCCATCCAGACATCGACACGCCGCCCCATCTTGCCCACGCCAAGCGCCCACGAACTGTTGCCGAGCCGCTGACCGGCGCGGATGAGCCAGGTGTCGGCCAACTCGCGGTAGGCGGGGAAGAACGGGTTGACGTTGCGCAACCACACCTCACCGGGGGTGCGCGCCCCGATGGTGAACAGTGTGTCGCGGGTGCCCCTGGCAGCCCAGGCGCGGGCCATCTCGAGCGCACGTTCCTTGCTGTAGCCGCGCCGTACGAGGTCGCGGAACTCCCGTGCGGCCATCTGCCGCCAGAGCGGGCTGCGGGCCAGCGCGTTATCCGGCGCGGTGGCGAAGAACGAGAACGCACGCCCCGTGACTTCGGTCGCCGCGCTCATGCGCGATACGGGCAGGTAGTCCCCGGCGGAGCGCGGGAGCGTGGAGATGCCCGGCGTCCAGCGCCCCTCGTTCGCCAGCTTCTCCAGGAACGCCGCGAACCCATCAGAGCCGACCTCGATGACCTCGCCGTCTACCGAGACTGCACCACGAGTGAGTGCGGTGCGAACTAGGTCCGCGTCCTCGCCCGAGCCGAGGAGCTGGCGCAACTGCTCCTGCTTGCGAGCGATGGCCTCCAGCGGGGTGAAGTCCGACTCGGCGACGTGCGCGAGCCACCAGGCCCCGTCGTCGCTCGCCTCGATGGCGGCAAGCGCGGAAGCGGGGTGGTCCATGTATCGCAACTGAACACGCACCGAGGGCGAGGCGTACTGCCGGGACAGCGTGTCCGCGTAGGAACGCCAGAAGGCGGGGCCGCTGGCGATAGAGACCTCCTGAGTCCCGAGCTGCGCGAGGCGCAGGTTCGGGTTGTTCTCCATGATGCCCATGAGCCCGCCGAGCGCGTGCGTTGGTGACTCGCCCATGAGCGCGAAGTCGGTGCTCTTGAACAGCCGCGTCCCCATCTTGGTGGACAGCAACCATTCGATGGGGTTGTTCACGAGCGAGGAGTAGCCGAAGGTCGCTATCCGCACCATCTCTTCGCCCATGACGCGGGCGGGCCACGCGATGGGACGGAAGATGAGCGCCCCGGTGCGCCACAGGTGGTTCCAGCCGCTCCACAGTTGCGCCAGCCGCAGGTGCGCGAGCGAGATTGACCGCTTGCCCCAGCCGCCAGTCTTCCGCCATTCGTTCACGGTGCGCTGCGCGTGCGAGATGTACGCGGTGATAGCCTCGTCGCTCGGGGCGGTCCAGGTCTGGAACATGAACGCCTCGGCGTCGGGCAGGGGCTTGCGCTCGAGCAGGCCGGTGACGGGCTCAACCTCGCTCTTGTACCAGACCGGCTCGTACTCGGCGAACCCCGATGCGCCGCGCGTCTCGATGAGCCCCGTGGGGCGACCCTCGAGCGGCGTGTCCCACATCTTGGCGAGCTTCTCCTTGCCCGCCGCCCCAAGGAGCGGGGACTCGTCTACGAAGCTCTCCCAGGTCTTCGTCCACCACCGATAGCTCGCGGAGGGGCCGGTGAGTTCGCCTGCAACCCAGGGACGCACCAGTTCCTCGACGCGGGAATCCGACAGTCCGAACCGGCGGCCGAGTCCGAGGATGCGGGCGAACGATTCCTCCCTGTGGTCGGCCAGGAGCCGCCCCTTCTTGAACAGGTTGGCTACTGCCGCCGCTTGGTCCGAGGTGTGGGGGAACGTCAGCACCTCACCGGCACCCGAGGGGGTGAACGCCCTGCGAGCACGCCGCATCAAGATAGCGGTGGTCGCTTCCACGTTGGGATTGGCCGCGATGTGCGCGGCGATGGCATCCGGCCCGGCACGGAGCACGTCCGCAGGCAAGCCCTCGACAGATGCGGTCGCAGCCTCGAACGCTCGCATCCGCGCATCGAGGCGCTCGCCGGTCAGACGCTCCAACCTGCGTATCTGGCGCGAGCTGAATACCTGCCTGACGGGGCGTACCCACTCCGTACCTTCGACGATGGACGAGTACAGGCCGCGTTGCGCGATGAGGTCCGTGTGCTGCGACCGAAGGACATCGAGTTCGGCTTGCAGGCCGGGGACGAGTGCCGGGTCTTGTGATGCATTGATGAGCCCCGGAAGTTCGGCCTCCCGGTCGAGCAGTCTGGTCGCTTCGTTCATGCGCTCCATGAGCGGCTCGATGGGCAACCCCCCACCCGCTATCGGGAACTGGGTGGAGACCATCGCTATCGCCATGTCCTCCGAACTCGTCGCCTGGGACAGCAGGTGCGCAGCCTCCGCTCCGCCGCCCAGGCCGCGCTCATCGTGATAGAAGCCTGCGAGCATCCCGGCGAACTCATCGGGTCCGAGCGCCGTGCGCATCTCGTAGAGGCGGTCGGCCGCTTGCATCATGGGGCGCGTGACGAGCATCTCCTCGGGGGTTTTCGCGAGTGCTCGATAGGCGGTCGCGCGCACGATGCCCCTGCCCACGTCGGCGGGGACGACACCCTTCTCCAACGTCGCGATGAGCCGTGCGCTACGCGCGCCCGTAAGACCGAGGAGACCGATGTTGAAGGGGTCGGCGATGATGTTGGACAGTAGGCCCACGACGGCGTAGGTGGCTCCGTACCCTGGGTCTCCGGGCATCATGCCGGACGAGCGCATGATGGTGTCGGCGAACCCGAAGCCGGCTATGCGCGCATTGGTGCCCCGAAACACGTCGTCCTGGTACTGCTGCCAGCCCACCTCTACCGTTCCTATGTCACGCAGCAAAGCGATGTCGCTCAACGTGCGTTCCACGTCCGCTTCGGGGACCTCGCCACGCATGAGTTGTTGCTCGAGTTCGTCTGCCCGTGCGAGCATCCTGGCCCGGTCCTCCGGGCTGTTGGAGAGTTGTTCCCCGAACTCCTTCAGTTGCATGGCCCCGGCCGCGATGGGGGCGGTGAGGTAGTCCACTCCCATCCCGAACTTGTCGAGCAGCGAGCCGACCACGCCCTGACGGTCGTACTGAATCTCCAGCTCCGGGTAGTTCTGGTGGAGCCATGTCTCGACCGCGTACGCCTCAGCGGGGTTCGCCTTGGCGAAGTCCCGGTCGAGCACGATGACGCCATCGTTCAGTTGGCGCACCTGCTCGATGCCCACCGATGCGAGGGTGGGAGTCTCCCCGGTCTGCCGCAGCCCCCCGAGTTGACCGAGTTCCGCCTGGACGTAACGCTCCAGGGTGGCCACCTCATCGGCTGACAGCGCGAGGGTGACATCCTGGGTCGCTCCCACCGCAACCGCCGTCTTGAACGCGAGCGAGGTGCCGGTGTCCGGGAGGGTCTGTAGGTTCGTGTAGAGCGTCTGCGCCAGCGTGCCAACCTGCGCCCGCTCCGCCTCGGTGAGTCCGGCGGTGGAGCCGCTGTTGGCGAGCACCTGACGCAGGAGTTCCATGCCGCGTTCCTGCGACCCCGAGCCGCCTGCCTGGAAGATGGGTGTTCCATCCCGCGCGTAGGCGGTCGTTGCGAACCCCCGGAGGTAGGCCAACGTCGCCATCGTGCGCTCGGTCTGCACCGGGTCGCCGAAGACATCCGCCGTCATGAAGGCCGCGAGGTTGTCGCCACCGTAGATGCGAGCGAAGAACGATGCCGCGTCGTTGACCGATGCTGTGAGCACGGTGCTGTTCTCCTGCACCCCGGTCCAGACAAGCGTGTCCGGCACTTGATACAGGGCCGTATCGTTCACACCCTCGAACACCGACGCCACACGCTGAGCCTGGATGGCGGAGGCGTTCGCCAGCAGTTCGGCGGCTGAGGCGGTATGGGTCGCTACAGCAGGGGCGAACTCACCTCGCCTGCGGGGGGCGGGCACGTCCGTCGGACGAGGGGCCTTCGGCTCCTCCGGTGCCTCCGGTTCGACCGGACCCTCGAACAGGATGGGCATCTAGAGCCCCTGTCGCATCTCGGCCTCGAGGCGGCGGACCACCGCGTTGTAGAGGGCACGGATGGTCACGGGGGCCTCGGGGTCACGCGCCGCAGCCATCAGGATGGGCAGGTGGCGCACCACGTAGCGAGGAACGCGCCCGGCCCCCTGGGCGGACATCAGCGAAGGGGCGAAGCCGGGATTGGGTGGGGCCAGGAGCACCTGCGCCTCTTCACTGAGCCCGTTGTCATCGTTGGATACCGGGTCGGCTTCCCCGCGCGCATACACGACCGGGATGTCGCCGCCCGGCTCCAGCGGTGTACCCGCGAGGTCTTCTGCGGCCGGGGTGCTTGCGTTGACCTGCGCTGCACCACCTTGCGGGAGAGCGTTCGGTCCCTGTCCTCGCCTGAACTCGGCCATCTCTTAGCTCCCCTGTCGGACGAATAGCTGCTGGAGCGGCGGGAGCGGCAGATTGACCTGCCCGAGTTCGGACGCCCCGCCCTGGGTCCCGCCCATCTGCTCGGGGCCGGGCTGGGGTGCCGCAGCGGCCTCGGCTGCGAGCATCTCGGGCACGGTCTCGTCCAGCGCCTCGTCCAGGCTCTTGCCGTCCTTCTTCATCAGCAGCCACGTCCGGGCGATGGAGGACATGGGTACGGCCGGGTCGCGGACGAACCGCTGCAAGATGGCATCGGCCAGCGCCTCGCGGTCCACCTTGTCCTGGGAGGATGCCGAGTCGTCGAGGTAGTCGATTTCGGCCCTGCCCTCTTCGCGTGAGATGAGCCGCGCGGCCAGGTGGTTCAGCACCCGCCCGTCGGCGTTCAGGCGGTCCAGCCCGGCCCCTGCGCCGAACTTGACCTCGTGCAGGTACCATCCGTCGATGTCCTTTGACGGGGTGTACATCTTCTGGCCAGACACGGGGCGCAGCAGCGGCTTGGCGACGTTCAGGTGAACCTCGTCCACCCTGTTGCAGATGAGGTTGGCCTGTTCGCGGAGCGAGGCCACCTTGTCCTGCAACTCCTTGATGAGCGAGGTGAGCTGGCCCTGCGTCCGGTCCACGAAGCTGCCCGACGCGATGGACTGCGACACATTGCCCACGCGCGAAGGCGGCTGGATGGACTCGCGCTCCTCCTGGCCCTCCATGTACTGGAGCAGCCCGAAGAGTGACCCGGCAGGGGCGGCGGGAGGAACGCGGCCGATGTGGGTGTTCTCTTCGGTGAGGTCGTGCTGGTATACGGTATCCGGCCCTGGCGGGGTATCCGCGTTGATGATGCCCCGAGCTTCAAGCGGGGAGTGCGCGATGGACTCGATGTAGTCGACCATGAAGCGCACTATCTTGTTGCGCACCATGAGCGGCCCCGAGAGCTGCTCGAACAGCCCGTGGAACGCCCCGTCGTAGGTGTCCAGCATCTCGAACGCGACGGGAACCACGCCGAGGTCGTGCGCCCACTGCTTGGTGATGATGGCCCGCTCGGGGCGGTCGTTGTTGATGAACGTGAGCGCCTCGGAGACCCCCTCGTCGTCGTAGTAGGCGACGAGCATCACGTCGGAGGAGTCCGCGCCGTCAACGTCTATCTCGAAGCCGGGGAACAGCCGCGCGGCCTGACGGCGCTTGATGGTCTGCACGTAGAGCATGTCGCTCAGCCGCCCATCGACGACATCCGGGTAGCAGAAGCGCGGGTCCAGGTGGCGAATCTGCGGATAGGGCGAGTCATCGTTGTAGAACACCGATAGCGCCATCATCCCGGTGCCGATGAGGTCCAGGTACAGCTTGCGCTCCCGGTAACGCATCCGATTGACGGTCCAGTAGCCCTCGTCGATGGCCTCGGCGACGCGCGCACCCTTCATGTCGCGGTCACGGTCTCCACGGGGGATGGCTTTGACCAGGCCCCGGCCCTCTGCTGCGAGGCGGGCGCAGTCGTGGATGGCGTTCTTGAACTTGTTCTCCACCAGCGGGGTATCGGGAAGCGCCTGTTCGTCGGGGAACAGCCCCGCCAGGTCGCCCTTGTAGAGGCGGTCCCCATCCTCGACGCGGCGCTTGTGGTCGCTGAAGGACTCCGAGTCGAAGTGATAGAGCACCTGGTCGAGGATGTACTGCTCGGTCACGCGGTTCTTGTAGACCTTGAGTGCCTTGGACTCAGCCAACTGCCACCTTCCTCATCTCGGCCTGCCGCTTGGCCTTGTCGGCCTTGTACTTCTGGTAGGCCGCCTCCTGTGTGTTCTTCTTGCCCTTCAACTGCTTGTACCAACTCCATGTGGTGTCTCTGCCTTCGGTCCCCTTGACGCGGGTGGGCAGGAACCTCACCGGAGAGAGGCGCTTGTAGTTGAACTTGATGAACCACAGCGCCATCAGCATGTCGGTGGTCTCGCCGTAGGGGTAGATGAGCGCTTCGCCTGACACCAGGTCGCTCATGCGCCGCGCCTCGTCGTCGCCGTAGGGGAACGAGAGGTTCTTGAACTCGAAGTCGCCGGCGAGGGACTGCACGCCGTACTCCATGCTGTTCTTGTTCGCGCCCGTGTGGTGCAGCTCGAGCTTCACGCGGTCCTTCAGCTCCATGAACCACGGGTCGTCTCGGAACCAGTGCAGGAACCCGGACTCCTCGAAGATGAAGTAGTCGGGCTTGGCCCGGTTGATGATTTCGTCCACCTTGGCCTTGACCCCGTACTGCCCCGCCTGGAGGCGGTAAGCCTCGGTCATGGCGAACACGAAGCGGTCCTTGTTGTAGAACAGGTCCCCAACGACGATGCCGTTGAACTTCGTCGGCGATGGGTCCAACGACAGCACCCGGACGACCGGCACCTGCGCCCCGGCGTCGTCCACACGCATCCCTTGGAAGGCGTTGCGGGAGTGGTCGCGGCAACCCTCGACCCATGCTTGAGTCACAAGCGCCGAGCCCTCCGGCAGCGGCTCCTGCTGGAACAGGGTCGAGAACGGCCCGTGCCCGCCCACACGGGCGTAGGTGAGCATCAACTCGTCCCACGAGTGGCGTTCCGGCCACAGGACCCGCTTGGAGTCCCAGTCCAAGACGGCGGGGTACTTCTCGACGTGCCAGAGCTTCTCGCCCTTGTTCGGACCTATCTCCCACTCCATCTTGGCGAGCGTGCCGTACACATCCAGCAGGTGAACCCTCTGACCGACCACGGCGATGCGTCCGCCGGGTTTGTCGGCCTGCGGCTCGGCGCGGGTGAACACCTGCTCCTGGAGGTGCTTCAGCTCGCGTCGGCGCGAGGTCTCGGATTCGGCCTCTTCCTGGTCGGTGGGGTCGTCCACCATGATGAAGTCCGCCTCACGGCCGAGCACCTGGCCGTTCATGCCCCGAGACTCGACGGTGAACTGCGCGCCCCGGATGGTCTTGGTCCGTCCGAGCACGGTGAACGTGCCCGAGTTGGGCTTCCACTTCTGGTCGCCCTCCTTGTCGGCCTTGAAGGCCCCGTACGCCTTGATGAGCCCCTCGTTGTGCTCGAGGTTCGCCGCAATCTCCAGCGCCCAGTTCTGCGCGAACTCGTGCGTCTTGGACACGAGCAGCAACTGCACGTTGCGGTCCCGGCAGATGAGCCATATGGGTATCCAGACCATGAAGTAGGTGGACTTCGCGTGGCGGGGAGGCACGTTCAAGATGAGGTTCCGCTGTGCCAGGAAGGCCGCTATCCAGGGACGGACGTGGTTGGGCAAGGAGTCGTACCCGGAGAAGGTGATGAAGAACCGCTCGAAGGCGTCCACCGACCACGCGAGCATCGCCCGCGCCTCGTCGGTGATGTCCTCGTACAGCGGCTTGGTGTGCATCGTCTTCGCCCGATACGCCAGCGCCTGAGCCACCCTGCGCTCGGTGATGCCGAGGGACTGGGCGATGAGGTACTTCGGCCACCTGTTGGGCGGCTCCATGAGCTTGGCGACCTCTTCAGCCAGGTCCATGGTGCGGAAGTTCTTGGTCCCCGACCTCTTACGCAGCCGCGCCTGCACCTCGCGCCCACGGCGTTTCACGGAGGTGTCGATGAGCAGGGGTCGGTCTGTGCGGGTGGGCATCTAGTCCCCAGTCGGGGGCACCTACTTCATGCCCTTCTTCTTCATGGCCTTCATCTGGGCGTCGGTCATCATCTTGCCGCCAGGCATCTTGTGCATGCCCTTGCGCTTGGGGGTCATCTTCTTCTTCGCCGGCATCAGGGACCTCACCTCGGCTTGGGCGGCCGGCCCTTGGGGTACGTGACCCGCTCCCCGGTGCGCTTCTTCGTGGTCTTGCCCTTGATGGGCTTACCCCCGCCCCTCTTCTTGCCCATACCGGAGCCCCTTTCGTTCCACAGCACTTCCCCGAGGACCGCACGTACGCGAACAAGGGTCTTCCACCGACCCCGCCCTCAGGAAACCGCCCCTGTCTAGGGCGCACTACGTCACTGCGGCAGTGCAGGACCCCCAGACAGACCCGTGGGGGAAAGGCACTGCCCCGGAAGCAAGGGTTCGGTAGTGGGCCGCAGGCACGAACCGCTAGGCGACGTTTCCTTCCGCTTCACGCCGACTCAGAACGATTTCTCACCGTACGAACGCGGGACACACTACACAACACCACACCCTCCTTTTTACGGACCGGGTGCAAACCCCCTGGTCAGATGGGGTACGCAGGGGCATGGGGTGGGTTGGACAGAGCACTGCAAGTTCGTAGTGCTACTGCCCCCATCTCACTGTGCGTATCAGCACCCACCATGCGCATCACTGCGCTGAGCAGGGCAAACACCTGCCCATAAGGGTGATTACGGTAAGCTAGGCACGAGGCTCACGCTCGGTAGGTGCGGTCACGGGCAAGACGGCGGGGTGGCGTATCGGGTGGCATCCTCCTAACCCAGGATGAGGGATGGATGACGCTCCACTCGACTCGAGCTCTCCCCTACCCCGCACCCCTGAACCCTCAACAAAGGAGGGCCACGAGCCCTACACGCTTCAGCCTCTCATGGTCCTCAAGATCCCTCAGGACGTGCAAGCCCACGGTGAACGCGGGTTCGGTTCGCGTTGCCGGGGTGGCGTGGGGATACTGGCTCTCTTCGGTGGCCGACCGGCCCACCCGCCGACTCCTGCTCGCCTGCAGGACTGCGCTCAGGCTTCCACCTCTGTCTAGGGCATAACGCAAGGACCGCCCCGAAGGACGGCCCTGGAGGCCCACGCTCCGGGAACGTCGTAGCAAAGGGTCACCTTGCCACAGACCTCACATGCTCCGTACGAACGCGGACAGAGCATCTTGAGGTCCGGGTTCGCGTCGTAATCCTTGTCGCAGGCGAACATCAACCTTCGTCTCCTCTTCGAGGGGGAGTGGAGGCAGCGAGCTGCTCATTGAGCGCCCCGACCAGGCCCTGGTCTGTCGCGGCGGTTGAACCCGCACGCCAAGCCTTCGCCGCCTCCACCACCCGCTCCATCGCTTCTGCGCGGGGGATGGCGGCGCGCACATCATCTGAAGCGGACAACGGATTGCCCTCGCCCATCGCTGCGAGGTAAAGGTCACCCGCTGCATACTCCAGCACCTCCACCACCGTACCGCCGTCGTACCGTGCTCCGTATGCCGTTCCGCTCTCACTCATCGCACGCTCACTCCTTCCGGGGGTGTCGGGACGCACCAGAACGTCGCCTTGGTTCCCTCGTGCCGACCCACACCCCAGCAGGGCTGGCCCGGCAGGAAGTAGGTGCTCAGTCCGAGGCTGGCCACGATGACCAGACCGGCTGCGACCCTGCGTAGCTTCTCACCCATCTGTCTCTCCCTCCTGGACGTTCTCCTCGGCAACCACGGCCTCCCGCTCGTTGCAAGCCTTTGCGTCGACACACTGCCAATCGGCGAGGTCGTCGCGGAACTCTATCTCGACACCATGCACGCCCTGGTGACCGCACCAGCGACAGTCGAGCAGGATGACCTCGTTCGTCGTCTCACCCATCTGTCCTCACCCTTTCGCGGTGCTCGTCATGCGCGAGACGGTGTGCTTCCACCAGCCCACGCTGGCGCCGCAGCTCATCCGCTGGCTCCACCTGCGGCCTGGCGTCCCACCTCGAGAGCAGCAGGCCGTGGTCGTTGACCAGGTGCGCCGGGGATGGGCACTCGGTCTCTCTCATGCCTTGCCTCCTGTGACCTTGACTCGCTCGGCATCCCCGAAAGCTACGGGCCGCTCGCAGGTCGGGCAGTATGCGGCCTCCCCGGGGTTCAGCTCATCGCCGTAGCACGGCCAGCGGCGGGCAGCGGGCGGAGCGTGAAGGACGCAGTACGTCTCCACGTCCACGGCATCGCCGTTCTCATCCTCGACCCACCTCACGTACGCCGTCATCTCACTCCACCCCCCCCATCTTGACTCGCTCCGCCCCTACCCGACCCTCCACGAGCCGAAGCACCATGTCTCGGGCCAGCGCGCGTACCCACCACGCCTCCACGGGGACCTTGAACGTCTCGTGAGTACCGTCCTCCCGCTCGAACGTGAATCCCACCTCTTCACCGTGCGCCGTATCGGACAAGATGCTCAGCACCGCCGGCGTTGCGCCTTCCCGCAGTGCGTTTGTCATCACGCCCCCTCCATCCTGACTCGCTCCGACCCTACCCACACTCGCCCTTCGCCGGCTACGGGCTCCACCAGGGCTCTCGTGTGACCGTACGCCTGTTTCACGTCCAGGACCACGACCGCCACCCGGAAGGTCTCCTTGTCCGAGGCTCGGACCTCCACGGTGCCTTGCTGGCCTATCATGGCCGCGAGCTCTTGGACGGACATCATCGAACCGACTCCAGGGCATCCCTCATGCCCTTGAGGACGTAGTACATCTCCCGCGTGGTCATGCGGTAGCCGACCGTCTCCGCGTAACCGTGTCCAGCTCGGCGGTACAGGCCGAGGCCGCCGTATACGCCCTCGATGAGATACGCGCCCTCATCCCCCGTGTCGCGGTTCAGGAGGTTGTTCACCTGCCCGAGCACGGCCTCGCATTGCGGCCGGGTCATCCGCTCGCTCATCCCTCCTCCTTCCCTCGAGATGGCTTCCGTGAACCTAGGCGGAGGCATCACCCGCTATGGCCCAGCGGTGGGTGTCGCATGAGCAGAAACCCATGAGTTCGAGCGACACGCAGCGCTTCAACTCGACCAGTTCCCAGGACGTGCCGATGGTTCCGTCCTGGCGCCTCCAGGTGACCAGGTACCGCGCCATCTCGATGCCTCCTCTCGTCTAGTCCTTCGAGCCTCATCCTGAACCCGTGCCCTGCCCATGTCAAGGGGTAGTCGCTAGTTGCATACCCTTGCATGTAGCGTTCAGGGGGAGGAGAATCGGGGGGAGCCTAGGGAGCGTAGCTCAGTTGGCAGAGCGCCGGGAGCAAGGGCAACCGTGCGGGTCGCCCCCGTGCGAGACCCTCGAGTCCCGGAGGTCGTGGGTTCGAGTCCCACCGCTCCTTGACTCAACGAAGCCGCCCCCGCCCCCTAGACAATGGGTCCACCATCTTCGGCGAGATTCAGCGGCACTAGGGTTGCTGCTCGCTCGTCGAGTTCGGCCAACCAATCAGTCTCATCCAACAGGTAGGCGGTAGGCCGGCGCTCCCGCAGCAGCCGCTGTGTAGAGGTGACCTGGCGGGGCTCCTCTTCAACCTCCCACGTTCGGGTGTTTACCGATGCTGCGGTGCCGTCATGTCGGATGCAGAACCACCGCCACCACTCCCCATGCGAGGATGTCGAGGCATGCACGAACTGCTCCTCCAGCCTGCGATTTACCCGCTGCACCCGCTTCCACGAGATAGCATTCGCGCCCATCAGTCGAGCGTAGCCTCGAGGACCGTTATCTTCCACACCTGCACCAGCTCTCCCTGGCGGCGCATGAACTCGGTGCCCGTCAGCGTGCCCTCGAAGCGGCCGGAGACGTGCTGCTCCCAGCCCAGGGTCTTGTCCGTGGGCAGGTTCTTGGCGCTAGCTAGGTTGAAGTAGAGCCCGGTGGGGTCCGGGAAGCCCTCCAACTCGAATACGAGCTGAGTGCGCTCGGGGCGTTCGGGCATCTGAACCACGTTGTCTGCTTCGGTGCTCATGCTTCCCCCTTTGCTTTGGCGAGGGCAGTGCGGGCGATATGCGTGATGTGTGGTGCCCGCTGTTCCAGGTCCACGTCCGCCGCGATAGCCTTCAGCGCCGCATACATCTCCGGCGCGGCGGCGATGAGGCGTGAGTTTGCCACGGACTCAGCGTGGTGTTCCCCGCCGTAGTACAAGGTCTCGCACACGGGTCGTATCTTGTCTTTCCCGTAGATGTAACCGCCGTCGTATTGCCAGGGTCCCGGTGTGTGGCTCATGCCACCTCCTCTGTTCGGGGTACCTGTGAGGTACTTCGTGAGATACCCGCCCTCGACCGACAGGCAAAGGACCCCGGTGCGCTCCGCCTGCTCAACGATGTCGTCATCGCAGTCCGGTTCGTAGAACATCACGGCGGCGTTACTCAGCGGTTCTGCTCCTGCTTCGTCGGGGTTCGCTGCCCCCGAATCGCGCTAATCAGGGCTGCATCGAGCGGTGCGTCTAGCAACACCTCGCAGCCCCCCGACCGAGAGGCGCGGGTGACCACGACCCTGAACACACCATCGTTGTCCTGTTGCCACTCCAACGTGGGTGGCCAAAGTTCGTCGGGCATGGTGTCACTCATCTTGTCCTCCTCCAGCAGGCGGCGAAACCTGCGCTCGCTCTCGTCCGCCTGGGCACACATCATCAGGTAGACGCGATACGCAGCCTCCTTCCTACGCACCCTCCACCAGGGCGTGTCTGTGTACTCCCGCCAATACATCTCTTCCGCTTGCTCGGTCTTCAGCGCCTCATGGGCCGCCAGGATTACCTGGTTGTCCATTACGCGACCTCCTCTGTTCGGGGTACGAGGCCATGTTCCTGGGCCTCTACCTCCATCTCTACCAACAGGTGCGCCACCTGCATCCAGTCGGGGTTGCAGGCCATGTGGTTCCGGGGGTGCCACTTGGTGCCAGGCTCGCAGTCGGCCGTGTGCCGATACCGCGAGCGTTGCGTGGGGAGGGTTCCGCCCCAGATGCCGGCGGGTTCGTACAGGCCCTCTTGGAGGCAGTCCTTGCGCACCGGACACTGGGCGCAGCAGGTCTTGGCTCGCGCCTCCGCCTCGGTGAAGCCCTTGACGGCCCGCTGCTCGCTCGAACGCTCCGAGAAGAACCAGCGGAAGTCCGCGCGCGAGGAGTCGGCACACAGGGCCTCGGCGTGCCACGCCTTGCGGTGAAGCAGCTCAAGGAAGTCGTGGCGTGGAGCGCCCCGGCGTATCGTCCACGGGAATGAGCCGCGTATCGGCTTCATGCGCCCCTCGGATACAGGGCGTCGAGGTGAGTACCGATGAGCGTGAGCCAGCGGTCGGCGGTCTGCTCCCAGACGTAGTGGTTCTGGGCTAGGCGCTCGAGGAACTTGACGTGGGACATCACGGCTCCCCCGTAGCGCAGGGAGTATTCGCGGGCCAGGACCACGTTGCCGCTGGCCTGCTGCCCCTGCCGGGAGCGCATCTTCGCCTCGTTCTCCAAGATGGCGGCAAGCGGTGCCGGTGGGAGCTTGCGCCACTGGTACTCGACCGCGCGTGCGCGCCAGTCCTTGCCGTAGTCGGCCACGGCCCTCGTACACGGGCCACACCGGCATCCGTGTTGATAGGTCGAGTAGAGGCCGTGGCTCACTGTTGGGTATCTCCTTGGGGGGACTGACGACGAATCTGCGCGGTCATCTCTCTGTCTCCTCTTCGAGGGAGTGGAGGGCTTGGAGGGCGGAGCGGAGGGCGTTCATGCGGTCATCCATAAGGATGTAGCGACCGTCGGCGTCGTAGCCGTTACCGGCGACCGCCTCCGCCGCCTCCATGACCCGCTCCATCGCTTCTGCTAGGGAGACAAGTCGGAGGACTTCGTTCGCCAGAATCCGAATCTCGCCCGTGAGTAACTCGACGAGCATGACCTTCATCGGGTCGCCCTCTGTTGGGGCTTCTGCGTGTGCCCACTTCTCGGCAAGCTCCACCACGGAGCCCTTCTCGGTCATGTCTCTCCCTCCAACTGCTCAAGGTGCTGAGTGAAATCACGCTTGATGGCGAGGTAATCCAGCTTGTTCATACGTTCAGCCCCATGTCCGACATGCGGTCGGTTAGGTGGTCAAGCAGAGACTCGTAGTCCGGCTTCTGTGGAGTGGCTGCCCTGCGCCGCAGCGCGTAGTAGGCTGCCTCCCCCATCCGGCCGATGATGTAATCCTCCCACTCAATCGGGTGATGGGTGAAGAACATGTGGCACCCCGAGCACAGGCAGAGGGCGTTGTCCTCATCCCAACGAGTGCTGAGATACAGCCGCGAAAACACGTGGGCGCATTGCAGGCTAGCAATACCTCCGCATCGTTCGCAGGACCCCTTGCTCCGTACAATTCGGGAGAACCAGTGGTCGGCCGTATGCTTCGCAACCGTGCCTCGACGGCGCATGTTGCGGCGCATCGGATTGCGCTCCCCCCGTTTCTCGCAGCGTGTCGAGCAGAAGCGGCCCCAGGCCCCCCTGAACTTGCGAGCCAGGAACTCCTCCTTGCACCCCTCACATACACGCACCTCTCCGTAGACGCGGCGAATGGACCCGCCGACGCCACGCCGAAGTTGAAACGCGCGCCCCTCGTCCGTGAAGTAGGCGGTCCCATTGGCGGTTCGGCGAGAGCTATCGGTCTCCTTGCGATGCGGCAACGCCAGCGCATTGGGGTCACCGAAGCGCCTCCATCGTTGATAGTGCGCCCCGCACCAACCTCGCGCTCGAGCGAACTCAGCGCACCCATCGATTGCGCATTGGGCGCGGTCTGCGGCAGCGCGCTGAGAGGAACGGCTCATGGTTTCCTTCCTAGCTCCTGTTCTAGCCGTTCGTACACGTCGTCGCGGCTGTAGCCCATGACCCGAAACACCAGTCTCTCTGTGCTGATGGTGCCGGTGCCGTGGCAGGTGGGGCAACGACCATGCCCGTGTGCGGTCGGGCACTCCTTCTCCTCGCCGTAGGCCCAGGCTTCGATGCGGTCGGCTAGATAGAGCGCAGAGCCGATGAATCCTGGGTTGCGAGCCTCGTCCAGAATCTCCTGCAGCGTGGTCATCTGGGTGCCTCCTTTCGGCTTCCTCCGGCGAGGAACAGCAGGACCAGCGTTGTGAGGGCCAGTCCCCCGACCCAGCCGGCCAGTACGCCGAACCAGAAACCGCTCATGTCGCGTCCTCCACGAGTTGGACGGTCGCGCCTCGAGCCGAAACCCGCACGTCTACATAGCCCTGGCTGCGGCCGAGCGAACTGACCCGCACCCAGGTTCCACCTCGCGGGTCGTCGGCGAGACGTTCCACCACCATCGAGCCCCACTCGAATCCGAACCGCGTGATGTTCACCACGGCCGCGCCATCGGTCCAACGCGCATTGCTCATGTCTCTCTCCGTTCTGGGGTGAGGGCGACACCCGCAAGCCCACGCCTGCGCCGTGCTGTGCAGTCGCACCGCTGCGGGTTCCGGGACAGTTCGCGTTGCTCATCGGTTCGGTCTTCGGCCCGAGTGCAGAGAAGCGCCTCGAGGTGGAACGCACCGTGCGCCCATTCGTCGGCGGTCATCGGGCGATGCCCCCAGTCTTTGTAGCCGAGGTCCATGCGGGGACTCATCGTCTCGCGGCGCACCTCTCGGGCAGTCTCGTGGATGTCGGGGCCGGAGGGGACGGACCTGCACCGGAGGCGCAGCAGGGCTATCACGTCGTCGGCGATGTCCAGGCCGGCGTGCTCCAGGTCCTCGGCGATGGCTACGAGGTGGGCCTCGGCGATGAACGCACCGGGCCAATGCGAGAGCAGGCTGGCGGCGTGCCTGCGGGCGGCATCGCTAGGGCTCATGCCTCCATCTCCACATGCTCCAACGCCTCGTTGCCCCAGGTGTCCCAGCCGAGACGGTTGCGACGGGCGAAGAGTTCGAGACGCGGGGCGGGACTCATCTCCTCGATGAGGTCCAGGAATAGCTCGGGCTTGCGCGAATGGGTAAGTCGGGATGCCTGAAACCAGGTTCCCCGACCCACGCCGTCGAACCGAAGGTTGCCGCGCCGGCCCACAAGCAAGTGCTCGGTGTTGCCTCTCCATCCAGCGCCGAGGCCGGGGCCAGGCTTGCACCACGTCACCATCGTGGAGGGCGTGAAACCCCACGCGCCCATTACGTCGAACGCCTGACGCATCTGGGGCAACACGGCCCACAGGTACAGGTGGGATGCGTCCTCGGCCATGTCTGCCACCGGCAGGGCCTTGATGTCCGCGAGGCTCATCAAGTCGTAGTGAGCCGTTACGGCGGAACGCCACGGAGCGCTCATGCCCTCATAGGGCCACGGTGGGTCAGCGACGATGGTGCGGTACTTCACACTAGCCATCGTCGCCCCCCAGTTCGCGGTCGAGCGGATGCACGAATCCGCCGCGACTCCTGTTCTCTTTCCCTTCTCCAACCCCCTCCACTCCCGCACGCGCGAGGCTTCCGTCAGGATTCCTGCCCGGATTCCCACCGGCCTTCCGTATGGAATCCGCACGGCGTCTGTCCAGAATCCGTTGGCGGGATTCGTTCCAGTCCAGCCAGTCGTGGACCCGGTAGCCGACCCCCTCTTCATCCCACAGTCCGGCCGACAGCAACTCGCCGATGCGCTTCAGCGACCCCCACGACAGCGCGAGGCGGCGGGGTATCAACCCATCGGTCATCAACCGGGCGCAGTAGGTCAGACCCTTCATCCAGATGCGGAAGGCCGGGTCGGAGAGGCGGTCTACCTTCGGGTGCTCCATCATGTTGTCGTCCAGGCGGAGGTAGGGCACCTACTTCTTCCCCTCCCTGACCTTCTCCACCACAACGGGCACTCCGCATCTCCAGCAGTCCTCCCGCTCTCCCTCTCTGCGGTTCTCGGAGCAGACGACGATGTGTCCGCAGGCGAGATGGGCAAAGAACTCGACGGGGCGACGAGCCGCGCGCGTCGTCACTTCTTCTTCACCCCGTTCTCGTAGGTGGCTACGAGGGTCAGGTCTTCTCCGGGAATGCCCTTGTAGAGGAAGGCGTGTTCCGGATACGCGGTATCGCCTCCGTGGGTCTCCAGAATCGCCCGGTAATGGGCGTCGCGCTGAGATGACGTGCTCTGCCATGTCCCATCGCTGAACAGGTCGCTGGACACCACTGTCCACTTCATCTTCTTCACTTCTTCCCCCTATCCATCCAGAGGGGAAGCGTGGCCATGGCCACCAGCCACACGATGAACAGGACGCAGATGGCACGGAACACCCACGTCACGGCATCCAGCAGGAAGTCCTGCATCACCGATTCCATCTACTCCCCTCCTTCTCGTGGGGTGACACCCGGGGCTTCAGGCCCTTCCCCAGTACCCTCGGCCCCGGGTGCTCCACCATCCGTCCCCACGGGCGTACCCGGTTCGGTGGGACGGAAGTTCATTCGTTCTTCCAGTCCTGGTTACACGCTCCGCACACGTTCACCCCACGCTTCGGTGAGTACCCGATGTCTTCCGAGCCACAGACCGGGCACCGAGGAGCGGCAGGGATGGCGGCATCCCCGCCGCTACCACTCGGCTTGGGCGCAGGGGAGGGATGAGGCTTCCCTGCGGCCGTAGGGGTCCGGGCCGTCGCGGTCGTACCCAGCGGGGTTGGGGGCACCGACCCGGAGGTTATGCGGAGCCATGCGTAGAAGTCGTCGGCGAAACCGAGCATCACCTCGCCGCTGGGGTCTGGTGCGCAGAATGCCACGGCCTGCATGAGTGCCGTGCGACGGTCGCTGCGCTCTTCCTTGATGGCCCAGCCCTCGCGTTCGTAGGCCGCGCCTTCCTTCGTGTTGCGCCACGCCGTGGCACCGCCACCTCCGCCCTTGCGAGGGGGGCTCACACGTGGCCCGTAGTCGCCCTCAGAGCGTTCCCAGCCCTGCGGTAGGGGTTCTCCCACCTTCAGGGCTACAGCGGCTTCCTGGTCCCCGCACCATGCCTTCGTGCCATCGGACAGGAACACGCTGGCGTCGGGCTTCTTGCCCTCGCGGTTGCGGGGCTCGACCTTGGTGACGAGGACGGCGCTCATGTCGGTCCCACCACGGAGTCGTCGCGGTCCCCGACCTCGATGCAGCCGGGGCAGTCCAGCGGGTCCCCGTCCCAATCGTGGAAGACGCAGCCGGAGATGATGGGTGCCCTCGGGTTGCGGAGCGCATCGGCCTCGCGTTGCTGACGCTGCTCCTCGAGGCGGGGACAGTCGGAGCGGTGACGGATGCGCTGCGCGGTCCACGACCATTCGCCCCGGCACTCAGGGCAGCGCCACCAGGGGGTCGTTGTGCCGCCGACAAGGCCCTCGCCGGGACTCATGCGCTCTTCTCGCAATCAACATGCATTGGTGTATCCGGCGGGCGGAAGATGAAGTAACCGCCGCGCTCTCCGCACACGGGGCACGTCAGGACCACCGGGGGATTCCCGAGCGCCTCGCGTAGGTCGTTCACCTGCTCCTCGGTCATAACCGCCGTGATGTCACCGGGACTCATGCGGGCTCATCTCCCCGGTATTCCCCGCAGCGGTTGCAGACCAGGATTCGCTCCTCGTGCGAGCACGACTCATACCGATGACCCTGGGTCCAGGTCCAGCCCCTGTCGTGGCAGCGGACACAGCGATTCCAGTCGTCTTCGTCGTGTTCCTCGTCGAGGTGGCGGTGTAGTTCCTCGCGCGAGGGCGTTGGGTCTAGCCCGACCCGGTGGTGATGTTCGACGAACAGGTGGTGCTCCATCTTCTCGGGGTCGTGTCCCCGGAGGCCGCAGAAGATGCAAGCGAAGGTGGTCATCGCTCGCCCGCCGTTAGCTCGCTCAGCGCCGAGCGCACGAGCCGCAGGACCGAGGGCAGGTTGTCTTTCATCCTGTCCACGGCCGCCATCGGACCGATGTAGCCCCGGTACACGTCATGCACTGCTACGTCGATGCTCAGCAGCAGCGCAAGGGTTTCGGAGAGGCTGGTCTCCGGGTCCTGTGGCATGGAGGGTCCGTTCGCCGCTACACCCTCCGCACTTCCGAGTCTCGGTGCGGAGTCCTCGACCGGCGCAACTCGCTCGGATGGAGAGCCGGTACGCCCCTCCTTTGCGGGGAGCCGGGAAATGCCCGGAGATTTCCTCGCAGTCCTCGCGGCGAACGGACGCTTGTTGGTCTCCGGGGTGGGAACGAATCCGACCGCTGGAATCTCATCCGTCGGAGCCCCACTTCGCACGTTATCGGCGGCCATGGAACGAACCTTATGCCCCGAGAACGGGGGAAGTCAAGCAGGCGGGGCGTTTTTGTCCCACATTCTTCGGCGGGGTGCGCGGAGCACCATCGGTTGTGGTTGGCGTTGTCTTCGGGAGTCATCCCCCGTGCGCGAGCCACCGACCTAATCGCCATAGCAGGCAGTTGCATCCCTGTCGCAGGTGCAGGGAATGACAGGAGTGTGATTCGCGGGGTTGTGCGGGAACGATATCGACCCGTGTAACAGGTGTGGATAGAATCCGGTTACATGCCCACGACGGTGAAGGACCCGGAGTTTCGAGAGTGGTGGAGGGGCCTCTTGCGCCGGGAGAGACTCAGCCAGGCGAAGGCGGCCTGGCGGCTATCTGCTCATAGTTACGTGCATCCCCGAACGGTGGAGAAGTGGGCGCTTGGAACGTCGCTGCCTTCTTACCCACACCTCGTGTCCATCGTTCGCGCCTTCGGTGAGCTGCCTCCCGCGCTGGCAGCAGAACCCCCTTGTGAAAGCGATGGACCGGCCACGGGCGAGGGTCATTGACCCGGCAGACCTGACACCGCTCCCAGTCCAGTATCTCGTGCCATTCGGTGCGCCCGTCGTAGTCGGGCCGCAGGCGCCGTGGGACCAGGCCGCAGAACGAGACACCGTGGATGTCGAGCAGGTGTATCTGGGTGCCGCCGTAGGAGCCCGCTATCTCGGTCTTCACCTTGGGCGGACGCTACGCCCCGCTACCCGGAGAGGTCAAATCCAGCCCCTCGACGAGTTCGGTGCGGTGCCGCTCGCACAACCCGAGCGGGTCCGTCGTCGCTACGGAGCACTCCACGCCGTCCTGGACCTCCGCCCAGCACTTCGTCCAGGTGCCGTTGTGCTCGGTGTTGTGGCCGTCGGCGTCCATCGGCCAGCCGACGCTACGGATGCCCACCTACCAGCCCTCTGCCTTCCGGTCCCCCACCAGGACGGGGGCCTGCGTCGTCGGACCATGCTCCGGGGAAACAACCATGAGCGCCTGCTGCGGCGGCTCCGGCTTGAGGTGCCAGGAGCGCGCGTACTCATCGAACCCCTTGAGAGACCCATTCATCACGAACCCCTGGCCGGTCGCCGGCACGTACTGATGGAAGTGCCCGACAAGGTTCACGTCGAACGGATGCCCCTCCTGCTGATGCTGGTTGGCCTTGCGCAGCGTGCCTCGCTTGACCGGACCGAGGGCTCCGATTTCCGCCGTTCCGGTGAACTTCATGTTGTCCCCGTGCTCCATGTTGAAGCGCCAGTCGTAGACGCTGAACGGCACGTCGAAGGACTCGGGGATGTCGAACGTCACGGGGGCTGACGGGTTCGAGGACGAGAAGAACATGGCGGCCATCCGGGCGATGTGCGTGTCGGCGTTGTGGGCGCTGCGGCCCTTGTGACGGGGCTTCTTGCTATCGCGGCCGTGGTTGCCGGGGGCGCTCACGACATGCACCGCGCCGAACTCCTCCGCGAGCCGCTCGATGCCCGCGACGAGCCGGGGAGCGACCCAGAGCGTCGTGTCGAGCACGGACAGCTCGTTGGTCTGCTCAAGCTCGTCGTGGATGTCCCCGGACACCATGTCTCCCCCGAGGGCGAGCACGATGCCGTCGTACGTCACGCCCGCGAAGTAGGTGCGGGCAAGCTCGATGGTCTTGGTGAAGAACCGTTGCAGCCGCAGGTCCGCGATGCGGAGGTTGTAGGCGTTGTAGCCGCCCATCTCCTCGGCGCGAACGACCTCACCGGCGTGCAGGTCGGAGCAGAACGCGACCAGGGTGGCGCGGTGCTTCTCGGCCTTCCCGTTCCCCTTGGCGAGCCAACCGGGCTGCGGCTGGAGGATGAGGGCCTCGTCGTAGACGCGCTCGATGGCCTCCAGCTCGGAGGCGAGGCGTGTCTTCTCGGCGGTGACGACCCCTAGCTCGGCGCGCACCGCGCGGAGCATCCGGGCGAACTCCTGATTCTCGGCGAACTGGGCTTGCTTTTTCTGTTCAGCAAACTCCTCGACGGACCTAGACACCGGCAGCCGCCTCCTCGTCCCATTGGTCATGGTGCGCCGCGCTATGGGCTACGAACTGCGCGCGGGTGAGCGTGACGCCGTGCTCCTCGCGGAGCCACTCCAGCACCGTTGTCTGCGGTATCTTCTTGCTCCGTGCCGCGCGCACCTCCGCAGACAGGGGGTCGGGCAGCGAGCAGACGGCACATGCACTACGGCGCTTCGCGCGTTCGTAATCGACGAGCGAGCGTCCCTGACGTTTCCCCGGCATCAGGTCTCCTTCCGGTCGTCGGCTATTTCACGTACTCGTCGTAGCTCCTCTGGTGCCCGCAGGAGGGGCAGTACACGTCCTCGAGCAGGAGGGTGTGACCACACCGCGCGCAGTGGCCCCAGAAGTCGGGGACGAGCGCGCGGTTCAGCGTGTACGGCTCCACTCCAGGACTCCGTTCCAGATGATGGCGAGCGCCGCAGCACCAGCGGCGAGCGCCGCAGCCTTGAGCGCCGGGATGTCAAGTGCGAAGACCGCACTCACCGGGAACGCCGCCAGGAACACCTCCACGGCCGTCTTGCCGGCACGGCTAACGATGTCCTTCCAATCCATGTTGCCTCCTCACTACACGGGCCTTGTGGTACACGGGCCTTGTGCTATCCAGCATCCCCTGCGGCGCAAGGGCGCTAAAGGACGAACGTGATGTGGGCGTGCGGTTCGTAGAGCGGGTCGCCCCCCTCGGTCAGGCCCCACTCCTCGACGTAGCCGGTGGAGATGAGGATGCCCACGGCCCGGCGCGCTATCTCCTCGGCTCGCTCGGGCTCGACGTAGTTAGAAAGGATGGTGGTCACGTTGCCCACCATCTCGGCGGGGGTGAGCAGGTTGCCGGGGTCCGGCGTGGCGGCGTCGAGGTTCACCATCGGCTGATGGAGATGATGTAGTCGCGCGGGATGTAGTAGGCGTGGGTATACTCGGTCGCCCCGTCGGGGGACGTGGCCTCGTCCATGGCGATAACGATGCCGCTGTCGTCATCGCGCACGAGCCAGGCGCAGGCGTGGCGGGTGCAGGCGGTATGGAAGCTCCCCACAAGGTCAGAGGGCAGGGACTCGGTGCGTGTCGCGTCCCGCCACATGACCGTGACGCGCCTCACTTGGACCCCGCGAGCGCGGCGACGAGAGCACCGATGGCGAGGATGACGGAAGAAGGGATGGCGTAGCGCCACGCCTCGAGCTTGCGGATGCGCGCCTCGTGGTCGGGGACCTTCGTGGCGATGGAGTGCAGTTCCGCCACGTCCGCCTCGACGCGCCGGAGCACCTCGTACACGTCCTTCAGCGTCACCCGCACCGAGCCGTTCGTGTCCTCAGGCACAGGCAATCCTCTCCGGTCCATGCAGGAAGCTGACGTGGACGTGATAGTGGTAGCTGCCGCCGTAGTTCGACCAGCCTCCGAGCGCCGACCAGATGCGGTCGCCGAGGATGACGTACTTGACCCCTAGCGCGTGGGCGTTAGCGATGGCGAAGTCCCTCATCGCCTCCATGTCCGCCCAGGTGTCGAAGTAGTCGATGGCCGCCCCGTAGGCATGGTCGCTCCACGTCGTTCCCGAGGAGTACTTGCAGACGCACGAGCCCGCGAACCGGGCCTTGGGCCACTTCTCCCGCACCCATCCGGCGAACTCCTTGACGGCGGGGATGCCGCAGATGTCCTCGGCGGGCGGGGGGGCATCTTCGATGACGCGGACCGTCACCGGGTCGTGGTCGAGTCTCCCTCTGACGATGTAGGTTTCACCTACTGGCTCTTTGGCGAGCAATGCCTTGAGGCGTTCGACCGTTCCCGATAGGTCCCTTGGTGTGGATGCCTCACCCCCCTTCCGGTGGATGACGAACTCCTCGCCACGGTCCCTGAGGAAAGCGCGGAGTTTGCGGACCGCCGCGAGGAGCCGGAGCGGCTTGGACCAGTTCCCTTCCTTGGTCCCCCGCACGAGGTAGCGGACGCTCACTTGGGGTCCGTCCCGTCGAGTCGGCGCTGGATGTCCACGACCTGCCCGTTCAGCTCCGTAACCTCGGCAACCAGACGGGTGAGTCGCTGATTGAGGTCGGCGACCTTCGCGAGGGTGGCCGCCTGTTCCGCGAATAGGTCAGCGATATCGGCGGCTGGGCGCGTGCTCGCGGGGGTGAACATCTCACCTGCACGATGCCCCCCGTGTCTAGGGCGCAGATGGAGGCCAGTCCGACTTTCCACCCCCGGCGGAGGGGTGGGGCGGGCGACCTCCGAGGTCCGCAGGTGTGCGATGGAGTAGCCTCTTGGCTGACTGGCCCGCCGTGACCGGAGATGCCAGTTCGGGACTCGCCCTGTCGAGCCGCCCCATCCGCCCAAGCCAGTTCCTGGGCAGCAGGCTCTCCCCACGGTTGGCCGCCTCGGCTTGACGACGGCGGGAAGCGAACATGCGGTCTTTGCCCCGCAACTCCACCCAGGCGGGGCGTGGGTGGACCACGAAGGGCTCGGTCTCGATGACCACCCCCGCCGTCCCCGTGGGGACCCCCGAGGTAGCTTCGATGATGGTGGTGATGGGCGTGCCCGCAGGGATGAGGTATGGCTCTGTCGGCCGCTGGACCTCGCCACCGGAGACAGGCCGCGTGGTGTCGTCGAACAGGTCCCGCCCCTCGGCTTGGACCTGAACCGTGACGGTCCCCCCTGCCACGGCCCCGACCTGAACGCCCCTGAACCGCTGGAGTTCGTCGGTGAACGCGGTGATGGTCTCGTTCACGGCGAGCGTCGTGTGCGTGGTGGTGATGGCCCCGGAGTAGAACTGCTGGCGCGCGGCCACGTCGGCCAGAACGGGGCGGCGGCGGTCGGGCCGCAGGTCCAACATCCCCAGCGGGCGCAGGCGGCTCACGTCACCGCCCGCAGACGGATGCGGGTGATGCCGTTGCCGGTATCGGCGTCCCGGATGTCGTGCAGCGGGTCCTCGACGACGACCGTGTGGGTGTTGTAGGAGTTCGGGATGCGGTCGCCGTACCCGTCGAGCAGCGTGACTATCTGCTTGTTCGTGACGAGCGTGTTCAGCTTGTCGCGGAGCGTGTTGGCGTCGAAGTTCCGCGTGGTCGGACGCTCGTTGCTGGTCTCGTCCTCGACCCGGAGCACGAGGTCCCAGGTCTCCGTGTAGGCGAGCGGCTGGGCCTCGACAGTGACGGCGTAGACGATGGGCGGAGCGACGGCCTGCGAGTTGTTGTCCAGGGCTATCTTGACCTTCAGGCGCGAGAACTTGACCGTGTTCGAGCCCGTAGGGGCCGCGATGAACACCCTTCCCTTGACCCCGGTAGGTGTGGTGGCCGAGGTGATGGTGGTGGTAGCGACGTAGGCGGCGTCATCGGCGGAGTAGGAGACCGTGATGCGCGAGTTCGCCACGAGGCCGGAGGTCGTCCCGGAGTCTGTCACCTTGAAGGTCACGTAGAAGCCGATGAGGCCCTTGGTCTCCATCGGCAGCCCAAAGTGCCACTCGGCGCTCTCGAGGTTCCCGGCGATGGCCTGGGATGCGTCACGGTTCTCCACCTGTAGGTCGTCCCAGGAGATGACTTGCAGCGCCGTCCCCGCCCCGCCGGGGGTCCAGGTGGCGCAGAACAACCGTGCGCCGTGCATGGCGAGGAACGCAATCTTGTCGGTGTCGGCGGTGAACGAAACGCCATCCCCGGTGCCGCCGTTCACAAGGTCGTCGAACAGCGACAGGGCATCGCGTTCCATGTCGTAGACGAATATCTTGCCGCTGTCCTCGTCCCCCACGAACAGCGTCGCCCCGAGGCCGGGGCACCCGACCGAGAACGTATCCAGCGCAACGTTCTTGTGCTGCCGGGGCTCGGCGATGGTGAGCGGTTGGCGCAGTGAGAGCGGGATGGCCTTCAGCACCGCGAACGAGTTGCCGGCCGCTGCCTGGTTCCCGAGGATGAACAGCACGCCCTCGTGGTAGATGAGCTTCTTGATGGCAAACCCCGCTGGGCCGGTGTAGAAAGGCCGCCCTACGTCGGCCCGGACCTCCCAGATGAACCCGTGTGTCTTGGTCGAGTAGCTGACGTACATCGCGGTCTCGGCCGCTGCGGCAGAGGTCCAGTAGTTCGTTCCCCATGTCCCGACCGGGGTGATGCCAGTGGCATAGATGATGGTCGCTCCCCAGTCGGCGGCAGTGTCCATCGCCGCCGCCTTCTTGAACACCTTGAGGGTCGTGTCCAACCCGAAGGTGTAGGGCACGCCGTCGAGCACACACCCGACGAGGGGATAATCCGGGATGGTGCCGCTATGCATGTCCGCCCAGGCGGTAACGCTGGCATCGGCCTCGACGACGGCAACGATATCGGCCAAACCCCCCGATGCCAAGAGGAAGGCCGCATTCGTTCCGTCGGAGACGGCATCGCTGAACTGGGCGGATGAGGGACTCGGTGTGGTGTCGGTCGCGGCAGACCAGGTGATGCCATCCGTGGAACTGATGATGTCGCTCGGCCCCCACCCGATGATTGCGGAGGCGTAGGCTGATGTCCCCGCTGGCCGAAGCGCGGTGGTCGCGGTGCCCGCTCTCGTCACCGCCGAGCGCCGCCGCTTCGTCCGTGTTGTAAGCTGCCCCCGCTCGGTCACGTTCATGCACAGTGCCTGGTCGTACTGGGTCGAGTTCTGCGGGTAGTAGATGAGCGCGCCTTCGCCACCGGACCAGTCCGTGAGGGACCACAGCAACTTCTCCGGGCGTACCTGAGACGCAGCTATCTCGCCCGCGATGGCCTGGGTGGGAGCGAACAGGGACTCGTAGCGATGCTGGTAGTGGGGTCCGTCCTCGTCCACGGCGAGCATGTAGGAGACGCCATCAACCGAGACATGCGCACCGTCAGCCAGCATCAGAAGCTCCGCGAGTAGAGCGGCATGATGGGGATGGTGTCCTTGCACTCCTGGTTCGCCCGCGCCAGCGCATCTCGGAACCTGCGGTCGAACAGCGCGGCCCCGCGCAGGGTCTCTCGGTCCTGGCGCGGCTTGCGCGGCTTGCGGTTCTCGAGCGCCCCCTCGAGGTGGGAGACCGCCCCGAAGATGATGGCCTC